GTATTTTTGAAGTTTCTTTTGCAATAAAGCCACAACGCGCATATACATTTCGAATATAATCCAAATTCATAGGACGATTAGTTGCCATGAGGTTATCATCACCAACCACGTAAATACGGAGTAGGTTCCAATGATAATTGTCAACAACACAATCGATAATCCAGATTATTATATGTGCAGAGCTGTTCATAAAAGTGGTAAGTGCACAACCAGAAGGTTGTCCCGTTTTCATTATTACGACCTGACCATTTGGAAGTAACACATGACATTCTTTATAAGTATAATAAATGACATGATGTGTATGTTCCAGCCAGTCTGGCCTTTTATCTTCAGGAACTAGAGGTGTAACACCTGCAACCACTATATCGACTAGGTAGGAGGCAAAATAACGATCCCACCATTTGCAATCGACTTCAATTTTCTGTTTAAACTTATTCAATGATTCAAAGAGAGCAAAAAATTGCCCATCATCATAAGATTGCCCAACTCGATAAAAGTTGTTATCAGTTTTGTTGCGTAGGAATGCATTATGGAAAGGTTCAAAGCACCATTTCCCTTTAACAATAAATTCGAAAGGAGTTGTAACAAAAGTACGCACGTTTCTTTCTTTTATCTTGACGTACGTTTGATACTCTTTCTTATCAACTAAATTATGTAAAGGTATGTAATCCGTTCTGAACGCATAATTCATTAATTCGAAGGGGTTATAAGCAGTTAATAAATCATTTTTGGTCTTTACATGAAGTATTCGTTTATGTAACCGCCCCGGAGAAGAATCGATACTAGTCCAGTGCAACGTGCAGTATAATTTATCTAAATCATACCATTGTATGTCCAAAGAGGACAAGAGACTAGTAAACTGGTGTATAACCACAGGGAAAATAGCCAATATACTAGTGTCTGGCACAAAATCTGGATGATCCCATTTCCTAAAGGAATCAAGCACAGATTGGTAGGTCCCACCTATGAAACCAAAACTATCCTCAAAAGCAATGTTAGATTGATCTACATCACTTTTAAATTCAGGACAAGTCCGTGTTTGGTCTACGGACTTGCCTAACGATAGCGTAAGTGGTTTTTCATCCACATAGACCCATCCTACATGGTCCATGTGAGTGAAACACTCACGCGCGCTAGGCCCTTCGGGTTTTATATAGTCACGGTAGTCGCCAAACCCGGAGGCGCCACCGATTGCGTGTTTAAAGACTGAGTAATAAAACACGGAAATGACTGATTGATAAATCGTATATCACGAAGATTTTCGAAATCACCAGTGTGTATTCCAGCAACAACGTACTGATTCCCTCGCGCTACGTAAACTGGTAAACCACAATCACCAGGACGGGAAGAATAATCAGACTGAAAACCCACATCTCGTGTTTTAGTAACACGAGTTGGATTGCATGGAGCAGGCATTTTTTGGTTTTGATCAAAGAAGAGAATATCTTCATCAACCTTCACATCACCTGCACAATTCAGAGTCATAAAAGGAGTGTCTTTCCTTTTAATTGGAACAACCCAAACCCGATCAGTATTATCACTTGAAGTGAAATACGTTAAACCAGTATCAACAATGTCGGAAAGAGGCATTGAAGTTCTCTCTCCGGACTGAGTGAAACCTGAAACTTGGGTGCATTCAATATATTTTTGAACTCCCATATCAAGCATTGCA